AGAAACTCTTAAGAATACCAGCACGGTGAGTAAGAACTGTAAGGCCATCAAGAAGGTCAACAGCAGGGTCAACCTCTGCAAGCTCTTTGACACTTGAGCATAACTCCCCATTCTTTCTAACTTGTTCAATCTGTCGTTCATCGCCTGTCGCCTTATCTCTAGTAAACTTATATGTCCGTGGTTTCCAACCTAACGAATAGAGCCAGTCTTTGACCTGATCGTTAGAGTTAGGGTTCCCACGCTCTTCGCCTGTCTTAACGACAAACTGCATGGTTGTCTCAGGTTGCTTGCACTCCTTACATAGTTCCACCCATCGTTGACCGTGAGAGGATAACTCACCGTCTTTCTTGTGCATAACCTTTGGTCGTGCTGCTACACGAGTGAGTGTACGCTTAGGCATAGCATCAGCCAGTTGCTCAACCTTCTCTACCTTAAGTGCCATGATCTCGTCGTAGGCTGCTTGAGCTTTGTCTACGTCCAATTTCCACCGCAGGGTCTCTTGCTCTTTAGCACAGTCTAGCTTGAATGTAAGGTAGTCGATCAGACGATCCTTATCTGCCTCTGCATCTTTGTACAGCTTGTTGAGCTTAAGCTCTAAGTCACGCCAAAGACGATTGTTGATCTTAACGTCCTCATCGCACCTGTGAGCGTACTCTTGTGGTGTCAGGGTGTTCCAGTCCTTGATAACTGGTTTGGGTACTCCATAGTCCTCTCCGTAGCCCTCAAGGCCATGCTTCATACGGTCATGGTGTAGATACCAAGATAAAGCTAGAGTGTCGATCAAACGAGCCTTTACCTTGATGCCTAAAACCTTTTCCACCGCTGGGATGTCAAAGCGCACATGATTGTGACCAACTAGAACTTTGCGTGTGGCAAAGAACTCACGCATTTCATCGTAGTCGTGCGTGTGATGTACCGTCTTACCATCATCTGAATAAGACAAGACATGAATCTTGGTCAACTCATCTAATAGACCGTCTGTTTCAATGTCATATACTGCTGTCATATTTTACATTACCTCTGTAAGTGTGAAGGTGTCAGTGTTAAACCGCATCATCCCTGCGTTACCTTCTTCTGAACAGGGTCGGTTCTTTTCAATAGACAGGTACGTTGTGTTACGCTCCTGTATATCATCAGCCTCTTTGTCGCGTTTCAAGTCGATGATAACCGAAGCACGTTGACCGATCATACGACAGTATTTCATCTGACCATCATCGTTAGTGTGAGCGATAGTTACGATACCTACGTTTAACTCAGCCGATAGCTTCGATAGTCGCACCGATAGATCAGCCAACATTTGCTCTTTGCTCTCGTCAGATGAACCCACAAGCACATCTTGGATAGGCTCAAAGAATACAAACTTAACACCACAAGCTACAGCGAAGTAACGTATCTGGTCGATCAGATCGTCAGCACCTTGACCATCACTAAGGTAAAACTGGTAAAAGTTCTCGTCCTTCGTCAGTTTACCGATAGCATCAATCACCTGATCCTCTGCGCCTTTCTCATCAATCAAATCCCTGCGTGTAAGATTGTCATTACATTCGTATGACACGAGACCTAACAGTGATCGTAGCTTTGTTTCCTCCAAGTGCCATGCAGCAATAGGAACCTCACGTTGTAACATATTGTACTCAAGGAACCGCATGATCTCCGTCTTGCCGATACCCGTGGGTGCTTTGATTACCGTGAAGTGACCCTGCATGAGACCCATGATCTTATCGTCTAACGCTTGGATACCTGTTGGTACATACTGGAACTCAGGTGTATCCTTGTACAACGACAAGAAGTCCTGTGTGCTGTTCATCACATTCTCAGGTGTGAACTTACGGGCGTTCCACCATGCACTCTTGAAGTCAGCGGCTTTACCTGCCTGTAGGAACTCATTGGCATCTTTGTATGGTCGATGGTCAACACGATAGACCTTGTTGGGGAACAGCTTTGCTACACGGTCAGCAAGAGCGTTACCAGCGTCATCATTGTCAACCGACAGGATGATCTTCTCGAAACTATTGAGCCAATCCGCACAGTTCTCCCAGAGCTTCTTGGAGGGCGTAGCAGAGGGTAACGACACAACTGGGTTGGTGTACCCGCTCTTGAGTATTTGTGCCACTGAGAGGGCGTCTAGTTCACCCTCAGTGATAGTTACCATCTTGGAACTACCTGCGGTAAAGAAGTTCATACCGAAGAGTTCATCACCCTTGAAACCTGCTTTAGCGTAGAAGCCTTTCTCGTCTAGCTTACGAACTTTAATTCCCCCGCTGGGGTACACATACTCCTGACGATCTTCGTAGGTTAGGACACCGAAGTCCTCCATCGTCTTGCTGTTGATGCCACGCATGTTAGCGTATTTTCCATCGGACGTATCTTCTGGTGTAAACGAAACAACAGCTTTTGGTGTAAACGACAAATTATTCCCTCCTTTTGTTGGGTACTTTTCTTTAGCCCACCCGAATGTTTTTCCACTGGACGGGTAGCCTTGGTTGCAAGCGTGGCACTTGCCGAAACCCTCAGTGTTATAACTGAAGGCATCGGAGGAGCCACACGTTTCATATGGACAGGGTTGGTGTGCATGTTCAGCCATGTGGCTCTCTCCTTGGGTTTACGCTGCTTCTCGTAGTTCTTCTAGGGCTTCATCAAAGGATAGGACATCTAAATCTTGAGTGTCTCCCTTGTAGATAGCTACTACCTTTAGGTCATAGTCGATGGTATAAGTTCCGCCATATATGTCCATCATCTTCATGCAGTATTTCTCTAGGTCTTTTTCCATTGGTTACTCTCCTTTGTTTTACTTAGAACCTATCAGATACTTGTACCCTACTTCTTTGTACAGGTGGTTCATCTTTACACGACCTTGGCCCTTTTCTATCTCCGCATCCCTCTGACCAAAGAAAACGTCAGCCTCATTGTCAAGAAGCCAGCGCATAGTCATCTGACGGTCAAGCTCGTAAGAATGAAACGTAGTGTTAAGCAGTGCTTCCATGTCATCACGTTGGTGCTTCCAAACGTGCGCTCTGACCACGTTAGCATCTGACGCACGAATGTTCCTTGCACCCTGACGGATAAGTAAGTTAACTCCCATTGGCTTACGATCATTGAGTTCAAATAAGTCGAGTGTCTGTTGGTAATAGCTCATTGTCGGGTCTCCTAGCTTAAGTTTTGTTTGTTTGTGCCTTCGAGTGGCAACTGTTCACATAGCTCTATCAAGATGTCGGACATCTCATGTAGTGCCGGTATTTTGATATTTACGACATCATCATGTATAGCTGAGTATAGGTACATCATAACGTCACGCCTATCAAACTTACTGATTAACTGTTCCATAGCTACAACAAGGTTAGTTGCTGATACATCTACGGTGCAATGCTCTGTACTTTTGACGTGAGCATTTAAGTCAAACACATTCGGATTATTCTCCATCTCCCTTCGTTTCTCTTCTGAACGATCCCAAGCCTCCCTAGCAGCCTCTACAGGGGTCTTTCGTTTCTCTTTAACGTCTTCAAGTATGTCACCGTAGTCAGGGTTCTCTTGTACCTCTTTGTACCCTGCCTTAGCTTGCTGTACTTCTGCAACAGTTACGGGTTTATCTAACGACACAATCTCATCACGCAATTCCTCTGGGGCTGACAAAAGTGCCTCTACAGCATCATGACTAAAGTTTTTTGCAGTCCACTGCAATTTTCTTGCCCTATTAATTTTGTAAGCGTAGTCCTTAGATATACCACAATCCTTAGAAAACTTACCGACAAACCCTGCCATCTTACTGTTATCTGATAGGTAAATATCAGCCGCTTTGTTCATCCATTCCAACTTTCTGTGGAAAGCACTGCCCATGTCAACATCGGCTTGCTTGAAGCCATGTATGCAATCTTCCCAAGAGTGCATAACGACATCAGAAGATTTACTCATCACCATGTCGTAGTAGTCATCATCGTCCATACTTACGTTCCTTTCTTATGTTATAACTAATAGTAGAAGTAACTAAAGTCATAACTTATGTAAACCCTACACTTACCTATAGGGATACTTTTTTAATTCTTAGACATCACGAATTGTTACAGAACTGACTTTCGTAACTTAGTTAAGGCAGTGTCCTCCCTTCGTGACACCCACTTCTGGTGTTTGTCTAACATATCCGCCACCTCATGTTGTGTCATGT